TGCTATTTATACTAATTATAAGCAAGGTGGTGAGATACCAGGAAGTTATAGAGAGTCTGTACTATATCTTGATCCAAAGTATATTCCACAAGATCCTGATAGTCTCCCTCGATCATCACATGACTTTAAAGAAAGATACGTGATCGGTTGGTCGCGGAAAACGGACCGTGAGGCAACATTACCTGTCGATAAAACAGCACAAGGGATCGCAGCAACTGTTGATCCTGCTATGATTAGAACACTCAAGCGTAATCAAACAAAATTAAAAAATCAATTAAAAGGGTTAGAAGTATCAGCGTATGAAAAAATACGAAGATCACCAACTCAAAATTTAAGACCAGTTGATGAAATAATGGAAGGATCTGATGCTGCTTCAAGAATGATTACAGAAGCCGTTAACTCAAGAATGACATTTTTAGAAGAACTTGATGCACCGCTCGCTAATCAGATACGACAATTCAGAAGTAAGATACAAGACGACAGTGTTAGGTTGGGTGAAATGGAAGCCACAACAAAAGGACAAAAAACTATTGTAACGTTTGCTGATGAAATACAATCAGATATTTTACAACAAGCAAAAGAACTAGAAAATGAATTACGCGCTTCTCTAGGCAAGATTCTTGATCTACCCGTAGAGAGAAGAGCAGGAGCTCTTGCTGCCGAACGTACACGATATTCAGGTAGTGCAAGAAATGTAGAGCCTGAAGTATTAGATTTTTATACAAAAAATGAAACGATCTTTAGACCAATGTTTAACACAGCAGAAGAGATGCAAAGTTTTGTTGACGAGTTTCAAAAAAACAAAGTAGCAATTGAAGTGGTAGCAAAAGGTGGACCTGCACCAAGTGATGACGCTATTAAAGCAATGAACATTGCAATTGCGAAAGAAAAGAAAATGTTAGAAGAATTAAACATTGGACTGAGTGAAGGTGCAATGAAACAATTATTTCCAAACGTGCCATTTAAGAACAGAGACGAATGGGGTGATATATTAGTGAAAAGAGATTTAACAGAAGCGGCTCAACGATTATTCATGGACAAGGTAGATGGTGCAGCGCAGTGGTATGCTGTATCTCCTGCTGATCTAATAAAAAAACGTTATGCAGGTCAGGGTCTAGATAGAGGCGGCACAAATACTTCTTTAGCGGAAAGACAAGCAGCAAAAGAAAAAGGCGAAAAATTAAAAGGTATCGGTGTTGAAGAGTTTTATGGAGGACCTAATAGTGTGGATACCAAAGGCAAACACTATACGTCAAGTTTAGAAAAGTCACTGAAACGTGCGGCTAAAGAAAATAACTCTGAGTTTAAAATTATTGAGGTTGACGGTGTTGGTAAAGTTTTCGCTATTAAATTAACACCAGAGATGTTACTACCACATAAAACTCATAGAAAAGATGGAGGAATGGTGTATACTCCAGAAATAATTGATATATTTGAGGCAGCATAATGGCAGTAGAAAAACCAATAGGATTTATACCAGAACAAGAACAAGCTATCGAACAAATGGTAGAGATAGACGGCAGTGCTTTTGCTGATGATTTAGCACCTAATGTAGAAATGATGGAAGATGGTTCTGCTATTATTGGAGAGCAAGAACAAGTTATTACTTCTTCTTTTGACATGAATCTAGCCGAAGTTTTAGACGATGATACCCTTAACCTTATATCTAGTGAATTACGTCAAGCATTTGAAGACGACAAAGCATCAAGAAAAGACTGGGAAGAAACATACAAAAAAGGATTAGATCTTCTTGGATTTAAATACACAGAGAGATCACAACCTTTCCAAGGTGCGAGTTCCGTGACACATCCTATGTTGTCCGAAGCAATCACACAATTTCAAGCACAAGCCTATAAAGAATTATTACCAAGTGGTGGACCTGTAAACACACAGATATTAGGAAATACTTCAATACAAAAAGAAGAACAAGCGCAACGTATTAAAGATTTTATGAACTATCAGATTACATATGAGATGGAAGAATATGATCCCGATATGGATTCACTATTATTTTACTTACCACTATCAGGATCTGCTTTTAAAAAAGTTTATTATGATGAAGGTATGGGAAGAGCTGTATCTAAATTTGTACCGAGTGATGATTTGTATGTACCTTATCAAACAACAGACTTTCCTTCTTGCGAAAGAATAACTCACGTTATTAGAAGAACAAAAAATGATATAACAAAAATGCAAGTAGCTGGGATGTACAGAGATGTAGATTTATCTGTTCTTAATAATGAAACAGCACTTCAAGAAAAAGAAGCAACCCTATCTGGTATTAAGAAAAGTTATCATGACGAAGACTATCAATTATTAGAGATGCATGTAGATTTAAATATTGAAGGTATTGATACTGAGGATGGAATTAAAGTTCCTTACATCGTAACAATTGATGAAGGCTCATCAAATGTTTTATCCATATATAGAAATTATGATGAACAAGATGGAAGACAGAAAAAACGTCAATATTTTGTTCACTATAAATTTTTACCTGGTTTTAGTTTTTATGGCTTTGGTCTTATTCACATGCTTGGTGGTTTATCAAGAACAGCAACTGCTGCTCTTAGACAACTATTAGATGCAGGAACATTATCTAATTTACCTGCTGGTTTCAAAGCTAGAGGACTTAGAGTTGCCGATGACGATACTCCTTTACAACCAGGAGAGTTTAGAGATGTAGATGCACCTGGCGGAAGTCTAAGAGAAGGATTAGTTCCTCTACCTTACAAAGAACCAAGTGCTACATTATTTCAACTACTAGGTTTTTGTGTAGAAGCAGGATCTAGATTTGCCGCTGTTGCTGATCAAAAAGTAGGAGACGCAGCTCAAGCTGGAGCACCTGTTGGAACAACAATGGCGTTAATGGAACGTGGTGCGCGAGTCATGAGTGCTATACATAAGAGACTACACTACGCACAAAAAATAGAATTTAAATTATTAGCTAAGATTTTTGCAGAATCGTTAGATCCACAGTATCCATATGAAGTTGGCACTGATCAAATACAAGGTTTAAAACAATCTGATTTTTCAAAAGATATTGATATTATTCCTATATCAGATCCTAACATCTTTTCTATGGCACAACGTGTTACGTTGGCGCAAACGCAATTACAATTAGCTCAAGCTGATCCTGCTTCACATAATATGTATGAAGCATATAGAAGAATGTATCAGGCACTTGGTGTAAAAGATATTGATGTTTTACTTCCTGTTCCTTCACAACCTCAACCAATGGATCCTGGCACGGAAAATTCAGGCGCTGTAACTGGACAACCTCTTGTAGCATTCAGAGGACAAAATCATAATGCTCATCTTGATGCTCATAGAGCGCTAATGTCATCATTTTTAGTAAAAAGTAATCCTCAAGTCATGGCTATTTTACAAGCTCACATCATGGAACACGTTAGTATTCAAGCAAGAGAAGAAGTTGAAGAAGAATCTAAACCTGAAATAGATCAAATAACTGCTCAATATGGTGGTCAAATACCAGAAGAGCTACAATTACAGATTCAAGAACGTATAGAAAGTCAAGTTGCAGAAAAAGTAGCAGAAATGACAGATGAAATGGTTCAAGAAGAGGCAGAAGCGGTGCAAGAAATGAATGAAGATCCACTTGTAGGGCTAAAACAACAAGAAATTGACCTCAGAGCACAAGATATACAAAGAAAAGGAATGGTTGATGAAGCTCAAATAGGTATTGATGAGAAAAAACTACGTCAAACAGCAAAAATAGCGCAAGATAGAATAGATTCACAAGAAGATATTGCACAATTACGTGCAAATGTTAATTTATCTAAACAAAATAGTAACAATGCAAAGCGCAACAGATAAATTACAGGAATATTTTAACGAGTTAATGAATTTTTCTGATACAGCGGTTACAAGTCAAGAAGAACAGATACTTCTAGCGGGTGCAATGATGGGTGTAGCTAAAATGCTGTACCACAACAATCTTACCGAACAAGAATATGATAATATTATGAATCATAATGGAAGAGACTTGCTAAATCTCATAAAACCAACTATACATTAATCATTAGGAGTAGATTATGAGTGACATAAAAACATTAGAAAAAAAAATGAAAAAAATTCAACAAACTTTAGAACAAAGTTCAGCGGAGGAAGCTCCAGGAGCTGCTTTACTAAAACTTATAGAATCTACTAAAGATTATTTTGATAAAATGGATCCTGATGATAAAAAAACTATGAAAAATAAATTTGAAGCTACTATTTCTAAATTTAGATCAAGACGACAAACACTTGGCGGAAATGCTAAAGGTGGTTCAATAAGCAAATTAAAAGCAGGTGGATTTCCTGATCTATCAGGTGATGGTAAAGTTACACAAAAAGATGTTTTAATGGGCCGTGGTGTTGTTAAAAAAGCTATGGGCGGCCAAGTAAATGGTTTAAAAAAAATGGGCATGAAAGTAGGTGGTCTAGCAGGTAGACTAGCTCAACGTGGCTATGGAAAGGCAAGAAGATGAAGTTTAAAAACGCAAAAATGACTGAAGTACCTCAAAAAAACCCTTTTCCTAATAGAAAAGTTGCTGGCACAGCAGAGCATGTTTACTCTCCTTTCGTTGTAAAAGATAACAAAGGAACAGGACCTCAAGGACAGACAAGCCGAATGCAAATTAAAAAAGTAGCATTTAAAGGCGTAAAATAGTATAATCCTCAACTTAACAAAGGAGGTTCTATGAACTTACTAAAAGATCTATGGTCACATATTAAAGAGTGGTCGGATTGGAAAATGAAGGACTGGATAAAAGCGGCTATCGTGGCTATTGTTGTTCTTTGGATAATTAGTTGGATGACAGGCGGAGCAGCATAGTGCTACAACTTCTCGGAGGACTATTAGGTGGTAAAGGTGGAGCCTTAAAAACTATCGCTAAAGTTGTCGACGAGATTCATACATCAGACGAAGAGAAATTAGATAAAAAAATATTAATGCAACGCATACAACAAAAGCTTGCAGAAAAGCAATTAGATGTTAATGCAAAGGAAGCCAGCCATCGCAATGTATTTGTGAGCGGCTGGCGACCAGCTATAGGATGGTGCGGAGCCCTAGCTTTATTTTT